TTCAAAGACAATCAAGTATTAACTCCATTCGATCTGAGATTGAATTGATTCAAGGCATCAATATTGAGAACCTTGAATTGTGTGAGGGAATACAAAACCAAATCGATGAATGTGGTACAGTAGAAGATGAGTTTGATAAACTCAAAATCTTCGAATCTAAGTTCCAAGACAAATCTAAAAAACTGAAGAGCGACTATAAATTCTTTGAAGAGAATGATACGTGCCCTACTTGCAAGCAAAGTATAACTGAAGAACTTAGAGTAGAAAAGAAATCAAATATTGAATCCTCTATTGAGGAGCTAGAGTCCGCTACAAAAGATCTTAAGGTTAAGATTCATGATATCACTGAATCCCTCAATAAGAAAAAAGAGTTTCTTAAAAATTACCAAGACCTCCAGCAGCAAATCTCTACCAATAATAGGGAGATCCAGTGGAAGCAAGACTCTATACGAAAAATTGAAGAAGAAATTGAAAAGCAAAATGGTGGCGGGGCGAACCTAATACGGGAACAAGAAAAATTAAAGGAGTTGGCTAAGGAAGGAATTTCGATTGAAAAAGAACTTTCTTCCACAAAACATAAAAGGGATAACCACGAGGTTGTCCTTTCCATGCTCAAAGATACTGGTATCAAATCCCAGATCATTAAAAGGTATCTGCCCGTGATGAACCAACTCATCAACCGTTATCTCAAAGAGTTGGACTTTTATGTTTCGTTTAGTCTTAGTGAAAACTTTGAGGAAACCATCAAGTCACGTTATCGTGATGACTTCTCTTATGCTTCTTTTAGCGAAGGTGAAAAGATGCGAATAGACTTAGCTCTGTTGTTTACTTGGAGAACTATTGCTAAGATGAAGAACAGTGCTAATACCAACCTCCTTATTCTGGACGAAATTTTTGATAGTAGTCTGGATACTTCTGGAACAGAGGACTTCATGAAAATCCTTAGGACATTCTCTGACAATACAAATGTTTTTGTTATTTCTCATAAACCAGATGTATTGCAGGATAAGTTTGCTAGTATTCTTCGTATAGAAAAAAAGCAGAACTTCTCTGTTATAACAGAAGAATAAATAATAAATCATACATTTTGTCATGACACACTACAAACCATATACTCCAGAATGGCATCGTAAAAGGTATCTGAAAGAAGCGATCGATAATTATCTGGATGAGCAAATTGAAAATGAAATTATCCTAAATGATATATCTGATATCCTCTCAGAGAGATCTGAACGAGCATATCAAGAATTCAATAGGATTAACGATTTGGAATCAAGGATCAAGTAATTAATGCTAACCAACCCCATCTAGAAATTTCATATGCTGTCAGCACAATATCGTCTTCGCCTTGAAGGAATCTGTGATAAGATTGCAAAACATCAAGAAGTAAGTCTCGAAGATATGATCTGGGCAGAGAAACTTGCTAAGGCAAATCGCTCTGCTGCTACCATCCTCCGTCAAGCACGTAGGACTGCTGAGAACCCAGATATGCAGGAGGGAGATATGGATGATTTTTTAAACCAACTTGATATTGGTGGGACGGGGCTTGACAGATTCGGGAGAAGGGGTTTTAATAGTGTGGATGACATGGTGGACTGGTTCACCGAAGACAAACCCGACGACTGGAGGCAACGTGACTAACGTACCAAACTGGCAGCACCACTCCAAGAAGGAGAAGAAGCGCCACCTTAAGCCACAGGCACTAAGACAAGCGAAAGCTCGCCTGAGCCACTTCAAGAAGTGTCACATGAACCCCGCCAAGCGCGGGGTTTCTTCGTATTGTAGGTACATCCAAGAGACCTCAGTATGAACAACGTCAAAGACCATCTCGCTCGCCTTCTCGCTCAAGAGGATCTGATTGTTGAGCACAGACAGGTTGAGACTGCACAGTTCAACGTAGAGACTCGTGTGCTCACTCTTCCTATGTGGAAGAAAGCTAGTAATGATGTTCTTGATTTGTTGATCTCGCATGAGGTTGGACATGCTCTCTACACTCCTAATGACTGGTCTTTTGAGAGCGAGGTTCCTACTCAATTTGTGAATGTCACTGAGGACATTCGTGTTGAGAAGTTGATGAAGCGTCGCTATCCTGGTCTTGCAAAGACTTTCTTCCGTGGATATAAAGATCTCAGCGACCAAGACTTCTTCTCTATCGGTGATTCCGATCTCAGTTCCTATAACACTGCCGATCGTCTGAACATTCATTTCAAGATTGGTAATTTTGTTACCGTTCCTTTCTCCGAAGAGGAAAAAGAGTTTGTGAGTATTGCAAACTCTCTGGAGACTTTTGCTGATGCTGTTGAGCTTGCAAAGCTTATCTATAAGTTCTGTAAGGAATCCATCAAAGAGAAAGTAGAAGATCTTGATGCTGATGCTCCTCAGAGCACTTCACCATCTCAGGGTCAGTCTACTCAATCTGACTTCTCTGATTCTCAGGATGGGGAGAATGAAGATGATAGTACTAATGAATCTCCTTCCGATCTTTCTGGTTCTCGTTCTCCTGAGATCAAGCAGGAATCCCAGGACTTTGAAGATCATGGTGCAGATGATGTTGAGGTTCAGACTGATTCTAACTTTAACGACTTTGTTAAGGATCTGATTGACAACAACGGCGGATTGTTTGATTATCTCGAAGTTCCGAACTTCGATTGGAACCAAGTCATCGTTAGCAATTCCCGTGTCCATGAGCACATTCAAGGTGCCTGGGAAGCAAATGATTATGATGATAGTAGTGAATCTTTCTACCGTGTAGATTCTGAGTATCGTCAGTTCAAGAAAAACTGTGCCCAGGAAGTCAACTATCTCGTGAAAGAGTTTGAGTGTAAGAAGTCTGCAAGCTCATATGCTCGCGCTACTACCTCTCGCACTGGTGTTCTGGATTGCACTAAGCTTCATACCTATAAGTACAACGAAGATCTCTTCAAGAAGGTTACCAACCTTCAGCAGGGCAAGAACCATGGTCTGATCTTTAACCTTGATTGGTCTGGTTCTATGCGGGATACAATCTTTGCTACCTTCAAGCAGTTGATTGCTCTGGTTTTATTCTGCCGTAAAGTTGGTATTGCATACACCGTGTATGCTTTTAGTGATGGTTGGACTCCAGAAACTTTTCGAGACTTTGCTCATGAAGAGGCAAATAAGATTTGGATTCATCCAGATTTTTCCATGCTGACTCTTCTTACTAGCAAGTCCAACAACTCCGAGCATGAGCGTCAGTGCCGCAATCTTTTTAGACTTGCAGCTACTTTAGGTCGTGCAAACTTTCCGACATACTATCCTGTTGCTAGGAAGCTTCATCTTTCTGGCACTCCGTTGAATGAAGCTGTGCTATCTATGTTCCATATCGCACCTAAGTTCAAGAAGGAAAACAAGTGCGAGAAGGTTCACATCATTAATCTGACTGATGGTGAGGGTCATCCCATGTGCCGTAGTAAGTCAGTCCGCAATTATCGTGATGGATCTTCTATGATTATTCGCAATCCTATTTACGGTAACTGTCTGCTTCGCGATAGAAAGACTGGAAAGACCTATCAGTTTGGTCATAATCAGTGGGCTCAGACCAGCACTTTTGTGCAAAACTTCCGAGATCGTTTCTCTGACTGTGAGATCATTTCGATTCGAATCCTCTCTGGTCGTGAATGGAATCGTTACAAGATGTCCGATCTTCCTTATGGGCGTACCTACTCAATCCAAGCTGATGAAGAGTGGAAGAAGAATCGCTGCTACATCAATCCACATACTGCATACAGCATTTCCTACGCACTTCGTAACGAAAGCCTTGACACAGACACCGAGTTTGTAGTAGGAGAGGATGCGTCTAAAGCACAGATCAAGAGTGCATTTAGAAAAGCCCTGAGCGGCAAGAAGTCCAACAAGAAGATTCTCTCATCCTTTATCGAGCAGATTGCATGAACATTTTCGCGACCGATCCATCTCCCCGTAGATCTGCTATCTCTTTGCCAGATAAGCACATCGTTAAGATGCCACTAGAATGTTGTCAGATGATCTCCATCATCTACTCTAAGTGGTATCTTAACTGGGGTGAAATTCATAGAGCAGATGGACAAGCTTATTCAACAGCAAAGGGTGCTTTTCGTAATCATCCTTGTACAAAATGGGCAGCACAAAACATTTACAATCTAGCTTGGTTGATTCAGCACGGTTGTGCTTTGTCATCTGAATACTCTTATAGATATAATAAAGTGCATTCGTGCGCCAAGTCTTTGTTTGAAGCTAAGTTAATTTTTCATCAGCAAACCAGTAAGACCATAACTTGTTATTGCATGGCAGAGAACTTTGCCCGTGCCATGCCAGATGAATTTAAGCTTGACACAAGTATAGATACATTCGACGCATACAAAATGTATGTTGCATCTAAACCTTGGGCTGCTTCAAATTACCTTCGTAAACCTGAGAGAAAACCTTACTGGATATGAGACACGTCCTTTTTACTTTGAAAAACTGTTCTGCTGTACTTCTTGATGATGAGCAATACGTCAAAGATGTCGTGTTATATGCCGCTATCAAATGCAACTCGACTCTGTTGGCGATTAATTCTCACAAGTTTGATCCACAAGGAGTGACGTGTGTAGCTATGCTTGCTGAAAGTCATATCAGCATTCACACTTGGCCAGAGTTAGGGATGGCGGTCTGTGATATTTTTACATGTGGAGATCACACAACCCCTCAGGATGGAGTCGAATACATGAGGAAAATGCTTTATGCTGACAACATGGTTAGTCAGGAGTTCTTCAGACCACTTTCTTAAGTGTCCACTGCCCGCCCCTGAGGCGGGTTTTTGCTTTATGATATGTCCATACCAATCAAGGAAACCAACTATGACCTCCAACTTTGTTGCTGAAATTCGTTCTGAGTATGGCGAGAGCGTCACTGCTGCTGACGTAAAAGCATTTGCTCGCAGCAGAGGTGTCTCCTATCCTACGGTCACTCGTTATCTTGATGCATACAAAGTCAAGCGTGGTCTTTGGAATCTGACCATCCAAGAAAAGCTTGAGCAGACCTATCAGGCACCTGCTGCTGCTCCTGCTGTTAGTGTTACCGTTCGGGAAGATCAGAACCTTATTCCTACCAAAGACTCCAGTTATGTCCCGTTCGGGAACTTTACTGATGTGAAGAGGATCATCAAGTCTGGCATCTTCTATCCCACCTTCATCACAGGTCTCTCTGGTAATGGTAAGACCTTCTCTGTTGAGCAAGCATGTGCTCAGTTGGGTCGTGAGTTGATTCGTGTCAATATCACTATCGAGACTGACGAAGATGATCTTCTCGGCGGTTTCCGTCTCATCAACGGTGAGACTGTGTGGCATAATGGTCCTGTGGTGGAAGCACTTGAGCGTGGAGCTATTTTGCTTCTGGATGAGATTGACCTTGCATCTAACAAGATCCTGTGTCTTCAGTCAATCCTAGAAGGTAAGGGAGTCTTCCTCAAGAAGATCGGCAAGTATGTCAATCCTACTGCTGGGTTCAACGTGATCGCTACTGCCAACACCAAAGGTAAAGGTTCTGATGACGGTCGTTTCATCGGCACCAACGTGCTCAACGAAGCATTTCTTGAGCGTTTCCCCGTGACCTTTGAGCAGGAGTATCCTTCTCCCTCTACCGAGCAGAAGATTCTGGAAGGCATCTCTCTTGATCTTGGTGTGGAAGATCGTGACTTCTGTAAGCGTCTGGTTGACTGGGCAGACATCATCCGTAAGACCTTCTATGATGGTGGTATCGATGAGATCATCAGCACTCGTCGTCTTGTCCACATCATTCGTGCTTATGCTATCTTCCAAGATAAGGCAAAAGCAATTCAGTCTTGCATCAATCGTTTTGATTCCGAGACGAAGCAAGCTTTTACTGAATTGTATGATAAAGTAGATGTAGATGTAAACTTTGGAGATACTAATGATCGATCTGTGGAAGGAGTACAGGGAAGTCCTTTTTGAGACTTTCCCTGACCTTGGGTGGTCACATAGTTGGGCTCGATGGTCTGAGAATGATACAGAACTTAGAGCCCAAATTTACACAGGTCCACACTTTCTGAAGTCCAGAGAAGTTTTGATTTGGGATGAGAAAGCTTGTATTTACAACAACATTCTTTATCCCAAAACTGGATCCAATCTTCCTTGCTTTGGGATGGATCTAATGGGATTCTTTGAAAAGAAAGTCATCATCGTATTTGACTTTCAGCATCCCACTGAGAACTATATGTTCTCTGTTCCTGGACTTCCCAAGGCAGAAGGATCATTTAGATTCTTTGAGCCTGGCAACCATTTTTCTGAAAATGTTTATGTTGCCAAATGTACCATGTCCCAAGTCAACGATCATCTCCCGATGTTTAAAGAATACTTGACTGTATACAAGGATATGGTAGAATGTAGTTGTCCTACTGGAGAAGATACTTCCGTGTATTCTGACTTTGACAAATACATGACAGAGCTAGATCCAGTCGGAGGTTACCTCTCAAGTAAATTCGGTAAAGAAAAATCCGAAGCACTTGTAAATGATTTCCTTTTTTGCTATGGTTAATTCTTGGTCACTGCTTTATGATGTTATGGAAAATGACAAAATTGTTCTGAACTACGATCGCGATCCCGTTGTTGATTATGCTCCTGGTGGAGTTCTCAACATCACTGGTAATGTTGATCTTGGTTCTTTCGCCTCAAATGTGAAATACAAGTATGAAGAAGATAAAATTGTTAGCGAGCTCCTTGGGTACATCCGTGGAACTTACCAGCAGCATTATTCAGCTGGTGATGATCAGATCCAAACCCTTGATCTGATTGAAGCTTGTGGAGATGGTGAACCTTTCTGTCGTAGCAACATCCTGAAGTATGCTTCGCGCTATGATAAGAAAGGAACCGCTCGTCGTGACATTCTGAAGATCCTGCACTACGCAGTTCTACTGCTACATTTTAACGATAAAAATGCTAAGCGTGAAACCTATGAAACTTTCTAGAAGTACCCTCGACATTCTGAAGAATTTCTCCACTATCAATCAGTCGATTTGCTTTAAGAAAGGTAGTCAAGTTTCAACTCTTTCGATTCAAAAAAACATTCTTGGTCGTTGCGTTGTAGAAGAAAAGTTTCCAAGAGACTTTGCAATCTATGATCTGAGTGAGTTTCTCTCTGGTCTGACTCTATTCAACGATGCTGAGTTTGATTTTACAAACGATAGTTATCTTACAATTAAAGATAGTCGTAACAAGACTCGGTATTTCTTTGCAGATCCTTCTGTAATTACAACTCCACCAGATAAAAAAGTTGAGTTGCCAACTCAAGATGTTTGCTTCCTTGTATCGTCAACCGACCTTTCAAACATTATTAAAGCTGCTGGCATCTATGGTGTAGAAGATCTGTCTGTCGTTGGAAATGGATCTACTATTGATCTGGTCGTTAGAGATAAAAAGAATGACACCTCTAACAGCTATGCTGTTAGCGTTGGAGAAACAGATTCGAACTTCTGTTTCAATTTTAAGGTTGAGACCCTGAAGCTTCTTCCTGGTGATTATTCTGTCGTTGTCAGTAAGCACAACGCATCTCTCTTCAGACATGCTACACTGGATTTGGAATATTTGATTGCCCTTGAACCCGACTCTAAGTATGAAGGATGATTTTCTGTGGGTTGAAAAGTATCGCCCACAAACTATTGAGGACTGTATTCTTCCTAAAGAAACGAAGGATACATTCCAATCTTTTGTTGATGCTGGGGAGATCCCCAACCTTCTTCTTTGTGGCACCGCTGGTATTGGAAAGACCACGGTAGCTAAAGCACTGTGTAATGAACTTAATGTAGATTCCTATGTCATTAATGGATCCGACGAAGGTAGATTCCTTGATACTGTCAGAAACCATGCGAAGTCTTTCGCTTCGACCGTCTCACTTACCTCGTCTGCTAAGCACAAGGTTATTATTATTGATGAGGCAGACAACACAACCCACGATGTACAGCTCCTCCTACGGGCGTCTATTGAGGAATTTGCTGGCAATTGCCGTTTCATCTTTACCTGCAACTACAAGAACAAAATTATCGAACCACTCCACTCAAGGTGTGCCGTTGTTGACTTTGGAATCAAAGGAAAGCAAAAAGTTCAGATTGCTGGAAATTTCTTCAACCGTGTCAGGACTATACTTGAGAGCGAAAGTATCAAGTATGATCCGAAGGTTCTCGCAGAGGTTGTCCAAAAGTACTTTCCCGATTTTCGACGTACCCTAAATGAGTTGCAACGTTATAGCGTTGGTGGTATAATTGATACAGGTATTCTTGCCAACATGGCGGAAGTTCGCATGGGCGAACTTATGGAAGCTTTGAAGAATAAAGAGTTTACCTTAGCTCGTAAGTGGGTCAATACTAATTTGGATAATGACCCTAACATTATTCTTAGGACGATCTATGAAACTCTGTATGATAGTCTTCAACCTCAGAGCATTCCTCATGCAGTCTTGGTGATTGCCAAGTATCAGTATCAATCTGCTTTTGTTGCTGATCAAGAAATTAATCTTCTTGCTGCTCTTACTGAAATTATGTGTGAGTGTCAATTCAAATGATTTCGGAGTTTAGTAATCCAAAAACTCAAGAATATTTAAAATTTAAAAAAGAAGTTCTTGATTGTTACTTTCCTTGGTGTTGGACTGCGGATAGTGTTCAGGATGAAGATGATAATCCACATAAAAATCCAATTCCAGTATTTACTCACACCATAGTAAAACGACCTTTGGATCCACCTGATTATAATTTATACCCAAAGCAAACTTCTGCATACGTCAACATAGCTAATTCCATACTTCAGCAAATATTTCTTTATAATAAAATAAATGTTGAATGTGTTTTTAGGATTGGAGTAAATTTAACTATACCAGTTATAGGATCTGAAAAAACATTACCACATGTAGATCATGATTTCCCTCATAAAAATTTACTTATTTATTTAAATGGTGGAGATGGTGATACTGTTTGTGGAGGAGAATCCTTTTCCCCAAAAGAAGATGCTATAATAGTTTTTGAGGGAGAACACTATCATTACCTTCCTTCAAAATCAAGACGAGTGGTTCTTATCTGTACCTTTATGTAATTATGAAATCTCTGAAAACACCTCTTCGTTATCCTGGCGGTAAGTCCAGAGCTTTAACTAAGCTATTTGAATATTTGCCTGATGAACCGTTCTCTGAATATAGAGAACCTTTCTTAGGTGGTGGTAGTATGGCAATAGAAGTTGCCAAATCTTTTCCAGGTAGAGTGGTTTGGGTAAATGATCTTTATGAGCCACTGGTTAACTTTTGGCAACAACTTCAGGCGTTTGGACCTGAGATGTGTAAAGATCTAACTCAAATTAAAAATGATCTTGGAGTTGTTCCCGACAAATCAGACTCTGTAGAACTCAACTCATATTACGCAAGAGCCGAACAGGTATTTCTTAAAGCTAAAAGTGAACTAAATGACGGAACAGCAAATAACTACCAGAGAGCTATTGATTTTTGGATTGTCAATAAGTGCTCTTTTTCTGGTCTTACTGAATCTTCCTCTTTCTCAAAACAAGCAAGCGTCGCCAACTTCACCTTGCGAGGAATTGAAAAGTTCCCAGACTACTCAAAAGTAATTGAGAAGTGGAGGATTACAAACTTGTCATACGATCATCTTAAGTCTGATGATAAGAATGTCTTTGTGTATGCGGATCCTCCCTATGACATTAAAGATAATCTCTATGGCAATAAAGGAAGTATGCACAAGGGATTTGATCACTCTCGTTTTGCTGATGAGATGGATTGCTGGTTATGCAACATCATGATCTCATACAACAATCATCCAGACATTTGTCAAAGGTTTACTGAATGGTGTCAGTATGATTATGCCCACACTTATACCATGCGATCTACTGGAGATTACATGGCAGACCAACAAGACCGTCGTGAATTGATTCTTACTAATTATGGGAAGTTTAGGGGTGCGTGTTCTCCGTAGTGGTTACTGCCAACTGTATCACACTACAAGAGGAGCTCTATCAACGTTCTGTCCAAATGCACAGTTTGCGTTGATTAATGGTGATGAGGTTCATGTGACCCTCAAGAGTGGTTCTGTTGCTATTTACAAGGTCAATAGTGGTGGAACTGGAGTCGTTGGTCCAACTAAGATTATCACTTAATTATGGCAGAATTGAAGGACTGGTTAAACAGTATTAATGATAACAAACAAAATATTCTAGAAGAAGATCCTACTTTAGAAAAAGCATATCCTCCTTACATTATCAACAAGTGTCTTGCTGGACACGTTGATACTGTTCTGTTTGCAAACGAAATGAACAAAGCGCATCATCTAGATAAGAGGATGCAATATGATTTTTATATAAATATCGTTAGGAAACGAAAACGGTTTTCACCTTGGTTGAAGAAAGCTAAGATTGACGATCTAGAGCATGTAAAAAGTTACTATGGTTATAGCAACGAAAAAGCAAAGATCGCTCTCACTCTTCTAACTGAACAACAACTTGATTTTATTAGAACAAAACATGACATGGGAGGAAAAAGATGACAGCGGTCGCTGAGCAGGAAGTGTATTGGACTTCCGATTGCATGGTTGAAGTTAGCTTGAATGAACCAGATGATTTCTTAAAAGTTCGTGAGACCTTAACCAGGATTGGTGTTGCTTCTCGCAAAGAAAAGAAACTCTATCAGTCTTGCCACATCCTTCATAAGCAAGGTAGGTATTACATCGTACACTTTAAAGAGTTGTTTGCTCTTGATGGTAAGAAAGCAAATCTTAGCATTAACGATGTACAGAGAAGGAATCGTATTATTCAATTGCTTAGTGATTGGGGTCTGATCACTGTTGCTAAGAAGGATGATGTAGTTGATGTAGCTCCTCTGAGTCAGATCAAAGTTCTTTCTTACAAGGAAAAGAATGATTGGACACTGGAGAGTAAGTACAACATCGGAAAGAAAAAGGCAGTATAAATATTTGTGAGATCTTTCGTGCGGTCTCTACAAAAGTCGGAACACCCTAAAGAGAGGTTCGGTTTTTACCGTTCCTCTCTTTTTCGTTTTGTGGTTAAATAGTATTGGATGCCGAAAGGGTCCACAAAACACAAACTCGCTTTTAAAGGAGCTACCATAATGACTAATGTTACCCGTTATACGGCTGCGGATCTTCCTACCCTGATGGAAAAGATCACTCGCAACAGTATTGGAATGGACGAGTACTTTGACCGTCTATTCAATCTTCATGAAACCACTTCAAATTATCCTCCATACAATCTCGTTCAG